AGTAAATATAAGTTCAGGAATTGATCCTTTTGAACCTATAATGTTAGGTCCTACACAAATAGGAGTACCTTTAACCCCCGAAGATTTATTACCTACTTCTGGAAAAGATTTTAATAATCATCCATTATTAGGAGATCTAAGTGGTATAAATAATCAAATAATAAACGAATTATATGAAGACGGTATATTATCAACGACAGATGAAAAAGCATTAGATGATATAGATCCTACTCAATATTCAGATCAATTAGCTGATTATTATGATAGTATTTTAGAAGATTTTAAAGAAAACGATCAAATCGAATATATAGAACATATTCGTAACGCTGGATTCCAATTAATTGGATATAGACGTTATAGAGCTTAAAAAAATTATATTTATAATAAACAAAACAAATAAACATGAAAGCAAAAACTTTTGAAAACCTAATTAGAAAAGTAGTTAGAGAAGAAATCGATTATGCGTTACGTAGAGAAATTAAATCACTTAAAGAAGACTTACGTGATGAATTAAAACCAACAATCACAGAACATAAAGAAAGGATGGTTGAAGTACCTAATAAAACAATGCCTGAAAATGCAAAAAATTCTTTAAGAGAAAAAATTATGGGTACTCAACCAATAAAAAATCATAATTTTACATCTAATAGTGCATTAAACGATTTATTAAACGAAACAGCAGCAGGTAATACAAATTTAGAATCAGGACACGCTCCAGTAAATATGGCTCAACCATTTGCAACAGGAGCCCCTTTACCTATGGATACAACAGGTATGCCAGAACCAGTAGCAAATGCAGTTACAAGAGATTATAGTAGTTTAATGAAAGCTATATCTAAGAAAAAAGGAAGATAATAAATGGCAAATGTAAGAGAATATATAAGAATTAACCCTATAGATGAACAACAAGATACAGCTATAGGAATAACTATCCCTTTTGATGGTGAAGCAGTCTTTAATTCTTCTTATACTACTAAAGAACAAGTAAAAAGTAACTTATTAAATGTATTACTTACAGAACCAGGTGAAAGATTATTTAAACCTAATTTTGGAGTAGGAATAAGAAATTTATTATTTGAACAAGGAATAGATTTAGAAATTATAGAAAATAAAATAAATAGTCAAGTTAATTTACATATACCTGAAATAATTTTAAATGAAGTATCAGCTACTCAAAATGACCATACTGTAGTTATTAAAATATTTTATCAGCTAACTTTTAGTTCTGAAAATGACTCAATTCAATTAAATCTTAATACATCTAATCCAACAAATACAGGAATATCTACATCTAATACAAGTAATATATCTTCGGGAGGAGGAGCATCTTCGGGAGGAGGAGGATATTAAAATAAAATAATATGGCTTATAATAAAATATCAAATAAAACACAACAAAAAGATATTAATTATCTAAATAAAGATTTTAATTCATTTAGAAATCAATTAATAAATTTGCACAAACATATTATCCTAATACATTTAATGATTTTAGTGATGGATCTCCTGGTATGATGTTTATGGAAACAGCAGCATATATAGGTGATGTTTTATCTTATTATACAGATACTCAATTACAAGAAACTTTCTTAGACACAGCTCAAGAAAGAACAAACTTATACCATTTAGCTTATACATTAGGGTATAAACCTCAAGTAACATCTGTGTCATCAACTATTTTAGATGTATTTCAATTATTACCTTCAAAAGGAGGTTCAGGTAATAAAACACCTGATTTTAATTATGCCTTAGAATTAGATGTCCCTTCAACTTTTACTACTAATAGGGGAGTTAATTTTAATATATTAAACTCAATAAATTTTAATTATTCTTCATCTTTTGATCCTACAAATATAAGTGTATACTCAGTAGATATTGCTAATGATCCAGAATATTATTTATTAAAAAAATCAACACAAGTTATATCTTCAGAAAGAGTAAGTCAAACATTTGAAATAAACGGATTAGAAAGATTCCTAACATTAAATTTAAGAGACAGCAATATAATTTCTATAGAATCAATAACAGATATAGATGGTAATGAATATACTGAAGTACCTTATTTAGCTCAAAGTACTGTATTTGATGAAGTAGAAAACATACAAGGAAATACCCCTACATTATATGAATATAGAACAGAAACTCCTTATCTTTTAAAATTAAAAAAAGTACCAAGAAGATTTGCAACTAGATTTAATGAAGAAGGAGTTTTAGAAATTTCTTTTGGTGGGGGTTCAGGAGATATAGTAGATGAAGAAGTATTACCTAATCCAGATAATATTGGTTTAGGAAACAGAGATGGGAGAACTAAATTAGATTCTGCTTTTGATCCTTCAAACTTTCTTTATTCTAAAGCTTATGGTCAAGTTCCTTCAAACACAGTACTTACTGTAACTTATTTAAAAGGAGGAGGTTTAAGATCAAATGTAGCTACTAATACAATTACTAATTTATCTTCTTTAACAATAAAAAATAAACCTAATTTAAATCAAAGTTTACTTTCAACAATAAAAGAATCTTTAGCATGTACAAATGAAGAACCAGCATCAGGAGGAACAAATGGGGACTCATTAGAAGACATAAGACAAAATACAATAGCAAATTTTGCAGCACAACAAAGAGTTATAACTAAAGAAGATTATATGGTTAGAACTTTAGCTATGCCTGCTAGATATGGAAGAATATCAAAAGTATATATAAATAAAGACTCAGATTTAAATAACTCTTTAAACTTAAGCACCCAACCAAACGCTTTATCTACAAATTTATATGTACTAGGCTTTAATAGCGCTAAAAAATTAGTAACATGTAATACAGCTACAAAAACAAATTTAGCTACTTATTTAAATGAATTTAAACCATTAACAGATTCAATTAATATAAAAGATGCATTTGTAATTAATTTTAAAGTTGATTTTGAAATAACAACTTTTAAAAATACAAATAATGAAAGAATATTATTAGAATGTATATCTGAATTACAAGATTATTTTAATATAGACAGATGGCAAATTAATCAGCCTATTATTATATCCGAAGTTATTAATGTAATAGCTAATGTAAAAGGAGTCCAATCAGTCCAAAAAATAATAATAGATAATATATCAGGTATAGAATTAGGTTATTCACAATACAAATATGATTTTAAAATAGCTACTAATGAAAATATAATATTTCCTTCAATGGACCCTTGTATTTTTGAATTAAAATATCCTAATAACGACATTAGAGGAAAAATAACACAATACTAATATGGCATATTATTTTATATTCCCTGAAAAAGATACAACATTATACAGTCATCCTGATCGTAAAGATATGAATGCAGGAAAAGACGAAATTCTTGAATTGGTTGAAGAAAAAAAATCAACGGGGGATGTTTATTATACTTCTAGAATTATAATTAAATTTAATAACACAGAAATAAAAGATGTAATAGAAAAGAAATTTACTGGTACATCAAAAGAAGTAAACACAGAAAATTGTCAAATTAACTTACAATTATTTTCTACTGAACATAAAAATTTAACTGCAGATCATACTATTGAAGCTTATGCTTTAAGTCAATCATGGGATGAAGGAACTGAAAGATATACAGCTACTCCACCTACATCAGCTAATGGTGCAACTTGGCTTTATAGAACATCAAACACAAGTTCTCTTTGGCCCACTTCAAATTTTGGTGATGGAGCAACAGGATCTTTAACAACACAAGCAGGAGGAGGAGTATGGTATACAGGTAGTGCTTTTAAAGGAATACAAGATTTTCAAGCAGCTCCTAATACTTTAGACTTAGATATAGATGTAACTACTATTATACAAAAATATTCAGCAAGTTTTTATCAAGATGAATCTTATCCTTTAGGTCTTATTAATAATGGTTTTTTATTAAAAAAACCAACAATAGTAGAAGAAGATAATTTTGGATTTGGAGAATTAAAATATTTTTCATCAAACACCCATACAATATATCCTCCTAAACTATGTTTCAAATGGGATGATTCATCATATAACCCTACATCAGGAGCTACAACATTAACGGGAGGAGATATATTTTTAGAATTACATAATAATAAAGCTACTTTTCAAAGAAAATCAAAACAACGTTTTAGATTTACAACTAGAAAAAGATACCCAGATAGAACATTTACAACAACTTCAAATTATTTAGACATACAATATTTACCAGCAACAAGTTATTATAGTGTAAGAGACGCAGAAACAGACGAAGTAATAATACCTTTTGACACTGAGTATACTAAATTAAGTGCTGATAGTAATGGTATGTATTTTGATTTATTTATAGAGGGATTACAACCAGAACGTTATTATAAATTAATGTTTAGATCTGATAATAATGAAGGTATTCAAATATTTGATGAAGATTATATTTTTAAAGTTATAAGATAATGAAATTAACAAAACAAGTATTTAATAATATAGAATTAAGTAATACAATAGATCGTTCTTTTAAAGAAGTAAAAAAAGAACCAGATAAAATTAGTATAAGTAAATTTTTTGAACAATATAGAACTTTATTTTTTGACATACCTAATGTAGGAACAGAATCTCACCAAACTTTAATAGATAATAGTACTGAAAAAATAGGAATACCTGGTAGTACTAAAGATGATGAAATTAATAGGTTAAATAATAAAATCATAGAATTAGAAACTGAGTTAGCTAATTTAAGCTTAAATAACGATTTAACTTCTTTAAATCAATCATTAAACGAACAAACTAATCTAACTAATGGCTAAAACTTTAGAAGAAAATATAATATCTAGATTAGATATCCCTAATAAAAATGATCTAACTACAGTAAATGTAGAACGTAAATTTGGTAGGGTAGAAGATTATATAGAAATATTTATATCTAACCTTAGAGGTAATATATTAGAACATATTCCTAATTATACTAATTATAAATCTACAACTTCTTCTCAAGGTTTAACTAGTGATATTAATATAGATCCTTTAACTATTTTAAGAAGTAAAGGATATACTTCAGGAACATATAATTTAAATATTAATATACAAAAAAGAAAAATATTTAACGAAACAGGTTTTCCTTTTACTATTCATGAAATTTCATCTACAAGAACAGAATTAAAATTATCTTGTCTTAAATCTAATAGTGTTTTACAAGCTAATTCTAGAGGATTTATTAATAGTGTTCAAAATTCTCCTTTCTTTAAAGATTTTGTTTTAAGTTTTAGAAATAATAATAATTTTGTTGGTGTTAATATAGATTTAGATACAACAACATCTAATAGATTTTTAGTTTTAATAAAATTATTAAAACCCCTTCCAGATAATTATGAAAAAGGGGACAAATTAAAAATAGCAGAAGATATAGTAGAACCTATAAAAATTACCTATGATTTAGGAGAATTAGAACCTACAGATACTTCAACCCCCTTAAGAGGTCCTAATTTTAATATAGATTTAAGATTAAATGAAACTGTACCAACAGCTTTTAAATCATATAATGAAATATTAACAACAGACACTACATCATCTTATCAACGTCTAATAAGTAGATTAAATAATTATGAAATTCCAGAAATAGATTATGGATATGTAAGACCAGTAAACACAGCTTCATTAGATTTTGAACAAGTAACTCCTTCACATTTTGAAAATTTTGTACATTTTGGTAGTGCAACTGAACGATTAAAAAACTTTGAATATAAATTAAAATTAGTAGAATTATATAATAAACAATTTAATAATATAAATACTATAACAGGAGATACTTCTCAATCAGCTGCTGTTTTACAAGCCACAGCTTCAATTGCTAGTAAAAAGAAAAAACTAATAGAAAGTTTTGATGGTTATGAAAGATTTTTATATTTTACTTCAGGTAGTCCTTACACATGGCCTAAAACTAATAAAGGGGAACCATATCTATTATATCATACAACATCTTCAGAAGCTAAAACTTGGCTAGGTAGTAATAATTCTTATGATACAACAAATTATGGGGGCCAATTGTTATCTGCTTCTGTATTTGATAATCAAAACCCAAACAGATTAATTAAGTTAGTACCTAGTCATATAGGAGATAAAGAAGAAAATGAGCCATACATGTTATTTAATGATATGATGGGCAATATGTTTGATCCTATTTGGGCACATATAAAAGAAATATCAGAAATAAGAAATAATAAACAAAAGTATGGAATTTCTAAAAATTTAGTATACTATGCTTTAAAAAGTTTAGGAATAGAATCATTTGATCAATTTGAAAATGAGGATTTAATAAATTATGTTTTCGGAGCCCCTTACACAACATCAGACACAACAACAGTAATAACAGCCTCCTTAAATACTTCATCTAAAGAAGACATAACAAAAGAAGTTTGGAAACGTTTATATAATAATGCACCTTATCTTTTAAAAACTAAAGGAACTGAAAGAGGTTTAAGAGCATTAATTAATTGTTATGGTATTCCTGATACTATGTTAGATATAAAGGAATATGGTAGTGCAGACCCAAATAGAGATGAATTTAAAACATATAGCTATAGTAAATTTTCAAAAGTATTATCTGGATATTCAAAAAATCATGATGGTTTTTTCTTACAAACAGATTGGAATTCTACTTTAACATCTAATCTATCTGCATCAGCTAAAACAGTTGAATTTAGAATAAAACCAGGAAGACTATTAGATAAAAATGGAATAGGAGCTAAACAACATCTATTTTCTTTATCAGGTAGTGTTTCAGCTTCAGATTTACATTTATTATTAAGTCCTAATACAAGTACTACAGATGTATACACTGATGGAGATGCTTTTAAATTTGGTCATTTAGAATTACAACAATTTACTTCAAGTATAGCTACATCTTCTTTATTTCCCATATTTAATGGTGATTTTTGGGATATATTTATAGGAACAGATGGTATTTCAGGAAGTGATTCCACAGTAAGATTTGGTGCTTATCAAGCAAACCACTTACAAGAAATAATGCATTACACATCATCAGTTACTTTATCTGAAAGACGAAATGCAGAAGCTTTTGGTAATCCTAACTTCCGTCCTAACTTAGTAACAAACGGAATATTTGATACAGACAGTAATTTTACAAAAGACACAGGATGGACTATATCAGATGGAGTAGCCTCATATAATAATTTAGGTACAGCAGGTGAATTAACACAAACAAGTTTAGAAATAGAAGGAGGAAAACCTTATGAAATTTCATTTGATACTTTTAATGTACATCAAGGAA